GGTTGTAGTTTTGAAGCAATATCATCTGACTATTCACAGTCTAATTACAGCAGTAGTAGGCTTGCCATGCTACAGGACAGGGATCACTGGCGTACGATACAGAAAATGTTAAAGGAAACATTTTACCAACCAATATATGAGTACTGGTTAGAAATGGCAGTATTAAGTGGAACTCTTACACTGCCAACATATTCAACAACACCTGATGTATATGAAAAGGTCAGATGGGTATGTAGAGGATATAGCTATGTAGATCCACAGAAAGAAATAGCTGCAATGAAAGATGCTGTAAGGTGTGGATTTAAAACATTAACTGATGTCGTAAGTGAAAATGGTGGTGATATAGAAGAATTATTAATAACTAGACAGACAGAACTGGCAAAACTTGATGATATGAATATTATTACCGACTCTGATCCAAGTGCTACTAATAAATCTGGTGGCTCTCAATTTAAGCCTATAAATACTGTTGATCCATTTGGTGATACTGATGAACCTTCAGGACAGGATGCAGAAAACGTAGTGGAGGATTCAAGTGGCAGTTATTAATGGAACAGAGATAGATCTTATGCCAACAAAAGGCATGAGAGAAGAAGCGGAAAAGTATAGAAAATGGAAAAGAGAAGGTAGAAGAGGTGGAACAGAGGTTGCACGTAGAAGAGCAACACAGATATTAAGTGGTAATGAATTAAGTCCTGATGTTGTAATTGCAATGTCAGCATGGCATGCAAGACATGCGGTAGATCAGGAAGCAGAAGGTTATAGACCAGGAGAAGAAGGCTACCCTAGCCCAGGAAGAGTTGCAGCTGCAGCATGGGGAGGAAGAGCAGGTAAAAGTTTTTCTGATGCAAAATCGGCTAGAATAAAGGAATTAAGAAATAATGACCCTATGGCAAAACTTAAAAGAGCAGAACCTGATGAATTATCAGTAGGTGATAGCGTTAGATGGAACGCTAGTGGTGGTGTTGCTAGAGGTGTTATTGATCGCATTGAAAGGGATGGAACTATAAATGTTCCTGATAGTTCTTTTGAAATTACAGGAACAGAAGATGACCCTGCAGCATTAATTACTGTTTTTAGAGAAGTTGATGGTGAATTTGAAGCTACAGATGTACAGGTAGGTCATAAATTCAGCACATTGACTAAAATAGATTCTTTAAGAAGTGTTACAAAAGTTTTAAAACGTAGTGGTGAAACATCTTTTACATCAAAAGAAGAAAATACTTATGAATTTAGTTTTAGTTCTGAGTTTCCTGTAGAACGTACATTTGGTACTGAAATATTAAGCCATGAAGATGGTGCAATAGATTTTGGCAGATTAAATGGTGGCGTTGCACCAGTGTTATGGAATCACAATATGGATCAAGTTATAGGTATTGTTCGTAATGCGTATTTGGATGAAAAAAAGAAAAAAGGAAGAGCTGTTGTTGAACTAAGCAGAAATTCAAAGGCACAGGAAGTAAAAAGAGATATAGATGATGGCATTTTATCGTCAATTAGCGTAGGTTATCGCATTTTAGAAATGGAAGAACGTGAAATAGATGGAAATAACGCATTTCTTGCAACAAGATGGGAGCCACATGAAGTATCGGTTGTTGCATCACCAGCAGCACCAGATGTAGGTATTTCAAGAGGATTAATTGATGAAAACGCTATGCCTACTGATGAAAAACAAGATATGATAGAAGATAAGCGTGTATACGCTGCGTCTACTGACGTACAACAACACATTTCTCAAACAGAAAAAACTATGGCAAAAGAGCAACTTGATTTAGAAGTTGTGCGTAGTGAAGAGCATAAAAAAGCTACTTCCGCAGAACGCACACGTATAAAAGAAATTAGTGCAATGTGTACTAAGCGTGGTTTTGATGATCTTGCAGAACAATTAATTGCTAATGGTTCTTCTGCAGATCAATGCAGACAGGCAATATTAGAAAGAATTGATGCAAAACCTGTTGAAACTGCAAAACCTATTGAAGAGCAGTTATCACCAAAAGAACAGCAGCAGTTTGCTAGAGATTACAAAATTACATCTGGTTTAAGTGGTCTTATTACTGGTGATTGGTCTAATAGATCTTCTGGTTTCGCTAGAGAAATATCAGAGCAAATTGCAAAAGATTCTCAAAGACAAACAAATGGCAGATCATTATTTGTACCATTTTCTGCTCTTGCAAAAAGAGCTACTTATGTAACTAGCTCTGCGAATACTGGTGGCAATCTTGTTGCAACAGATTTAAGGTCTGATGATTTTATTGAAGCACTTAGAAACAGCACAGTAATGGTTGGTTTAGGTGTTCAAACACTTTCTGGGCTTGTTGGTGATGTTGCAATCCCAAGAAGATCAGGTGTTGCATCCACTGGTTATCTTTCATCTGAAACTGGTGCATTAAGTCAGGCTGAATCAACATTTGACCAGATTTCAATGACACCAAAAACATTAGGTACATTGTCTAAGTATTCTCGCAACATGCTAATTCAAGCCACACCAGGCATTGAAGAATTAGTACGTAGAGATATTTCTGATGGTATCAATGTTGGTATTGATCTAGGTATCTTAAATGGTACTGGTTCATCAGGTCAGCCTACAGGTATCATGCAAACTTCTGGTATTGGTTCTGTTGCAATGGGTACTAATGGTGGTGCTATCACAGTAGAAGCATTAGTAGATCTTGAAACAGCGATTATGGAAGATAACGCTGGTGTTAATGGTGACAATATCGCATACGTTACTAACGCTAAAGTTATTGGTGCATTAAAGAAACTTAGAGCAGGTGGCTCTAGTGCTACTGATGGTGCTTTCCTTGTTAATACTGATCTCACAGCGATTGGTAGAGGTGGAACACCATTAAACGTAAATGGTTATCCTTTAGCCATGACAAACCAAGTACCTTCTAACCTTACAAAAGGTAGTACAAGTGGTGAATGTTCTGCTGTAGTCATGGGTGACTTCTCACAGGCAATATTAGGATTCTTCGGATCTGGTATTGAAATTACTGTTGGTGAAGATTCTGATGACTTTGCTAAAAATCTAACATCTGTTAAAGGTGTAGTTGCATTTGATGTTGCTGTTAGACATGCACAGTCATTTGCTGCAATCTTAGATGTTACAACTTAATAAATATGTCATTATGGGGTAGTTTATCTACCCCTTTTTTTTATGAAAGTTAAATGTTTAAAAAATGTATGTGCTAGTGGCGTTGCTTTAGAATCTGGCAAAACATACGATATTTCTGATAAAGATGCACAGATATTATTAACACTTGGAAGTGTTGAAAAGTTTTCTGAAAAAAGTAATAAACAAAAGAAAAAAACAAAACCAGTATTAGAAAATGGCATTAGTTGAAAACGCTGCTACTACATCTGCATACCTTAATGATTTTGGTGTTAACTGTGTTTCTGGCGGTATAACTGCAAAAGGAATATTAGAACAACCTGATCTAGTTTTAGCTGGTGACAGAATAGTATCAACAGATTATCAACTAACAGCAAAAGTAAATGATTTTGGTTCTTTAATAGCAGGTGCAACTATTACAGTTGATAGTGTTTCTTATACAGTTAGAGAAGTAAGAAAACTTGATGATGGTACATTCTGTGAAATAAATCTACAAAAAACATGACAACAAAAAGAGAGCAGATATTGGCAAGACTATTAGCAACTCTTGCAAATACAACTGGTGTAAGCACACGTATTTATAGAAGCAGAGTAGTACCTTTAACTAGAGGAGAATCACCTGCACTTGTATTAGAGCCTGTAAGTGATACTGTTGAACAAAATACATCATTGCCAACATTAGACCACACTTTAACTGTAAAAATTTCTGTAATTGTAAGAGGAGACATACCTGATAATGTTGCAGATCCTACAGTAGAAAGCTTGCATGCAAAAATAATGTCAGATCTTACTGTTAATAATCTTGCAATAGATGTACAACCATCTGATACTTCTTTTGAATTATTGGATGCAGATCAGCCTGGCGGTGTAATTTCATGTGATTATTTAGTTAGATATAGAACAGAAATTGATGATTTAACGCAATAGATAGTGTTTATTAACAGAAAAGGTTTATTATATATACATACTGATAAATATTGACAATGCCAAAGTTACACAGAAAAAGAAGTTTACTGGCAAAAGCTGAATCTAGTTATGGCTCAAATCCTACGCCAACTGGTTCTGCAAACTATGTAGAAGTTATAGATTTAAATATTGAACCAGTTGTATCTGATGAAGTTAGTAGAGATTTAATAAGACCATATATGGGTAACTATGAAGTATTACTGGCTAATACAAGAGTTAATGTAACTTTTGATGTAGAAATGGCAGGCAGTGGATCTGCTGGAACTGCACCAAAATACGGAAGTATTTTAAAATCATGCGGATTATCTGAAACTATAACTGGTGGTAATACTGTTACCTACGCACCAGTTACAACACCATCTGACAGTGTTACTTTATTTGTTAATTATGATGGTATAAGGCACATGATTACAGGTTGCAGAGGTACTTTTAGTTTAGTTTGCGAAGTTAATCAGATCCCACGTATTTCATTTTCACTTACAGGAATATTCAATGCACCTACAGATCAGGCATTACCAACAGTTACCAGAAGCAATCAGGCAACACCACTAATATTTAAAAATGGCAGCACATCTAATTTTGCAATATTTGGTTTTGCAGCAGCATTACAATCATGGAATTTAGATTTTAATAATGAAGTGATATATAGAGAATTAGTAGGTGGCACAAAAGAAGTATTAATAACAGACCGTAGGCCTTCTGGTACTGCTGTTGTTGAGTCCGTTGCATTATCTAGTCATAATTTCTTTACAGATGCCACAGGTTCATCCACTGGTACTAATACATGGTTACATGGCACTGCTGCAGGTAATAAAATTACTGTTTCATGTCCACAAACTGATTTAGGACAACCTACATACGAAGAATCTGATGGTGTTACTATGTTAAGTTTACCTTTTTATGCAACTCCTACAGCATCAGCCAATAATGAATTTTCACTTGTTTATACTTAAATTTGCATAGATTTTAAAAAGGGTTTACCCTAGTAAGTATATACTAATTGAATTATGCCTTTTGTAATCGATCAAAGTCCTACTTATAAATGGAAAGTAGAAGTAAGAGTTAATATTGATGATAAAATTGAAACTCAGATATTTACTGCATTATTTAAAAATGTAACTCAGTCAAGATTTAGAGAAATGATAAAAATGGTAGAGGATAAACAGATAGAAGATACTGATGTTGTAAAAGAAGTTTTACTTGGTTGGGAAAATATGGAAGCATCAGATGGTTCACAGGTTGAATTTACAAAACAGAATTTAAATAAATTATTAGAAGTAAGAGGTGTTGCTACTGCTATAGGTGTTGCATTTATGGATTCTAATAAGGAAATATATGAAAAAAACTAATTAAGGCAGGTGAATACTGGGCTGTGGGTTCAACTGTCATAGATAAAACAGCAGAAGATGATGCGGTATTAGGTATTAAAACAGAAAAAAAAGAAGTAGATAATAATTTTTATGTTTTAGAAAATAATTGGCAGGCAGTTGAATTATTTTTAAGATGTCAGACGCAATGGCGTGTCAGTATGAGTGGAATTATTGGTTTAGACTATACAACAGTATTAGAAATGATTAAACTGTATGGTATAGAAGATTCTGTATCTATGATTGAAAAATTACAAGTTATAGAAGCTGGTGTTTTACAAGTGCTTAATAAGGAAAAATAAATGGCAAAATTTGATTTAGTTGTAGCAGCAAAAACAGTAGGAGCAGGTTCTATAAAAAGGCTTGGTAACTCTATGCAGGGTGTATCAGGTAAGGTTAAAAATTTAAGATTAGCAGTATCAGGCCTTAATAAAACTTTTGGAGCATTAGGTTTAATTATATCTGGTGGTGCTTTTGTTGGACTTGTTAAAGGTGCAATAGATAGTGCAGATGCATTTGGCAAGATGTCAGATCAGACAGGTATAGCTGCAAATACTCTACAGGCATACGTAAATGCAGGTAAATTAGCAGGTGTAAGCCAAGAAACTATTGATAAAGGACTTAGAAGATTAGCTCAATCAATGCGTGAAGCAGATCAGGGTATAGCTACATATAAAGATAGTTATGATGCATTAGGTATATCAGTAAGAACAACAGATGGTACTTTTAAATCATCAGAACAGGTTTTAGGTGAAATAGCAGATAAATTTGCACAATTACCTGATGGTGCTACTAAAGCAGCATTATCAATGGAAATATTCGGTAGATCAGGAGCAAGTTTAATAAATTTACTTAATGGTGGTAGTGCAGCATTATCAGAATTTAATTTTGCTGTATCAGATGAATTTGCACAGAACGCAGAGTTTTTTAATGATCAAATAGCAGTTTTAGCAATAAAATTTGATGGTTTTAGAAAACAACTTACGGACGCATTATTACCAGCACTTAATACTATTGTTAAGGTATTTTCTGAATTGTTTAGTGCAGATAATGATTTCACTGGTTTCTTTAATGCTATGGAAATTGGAATCAGGGGTATTTCGATAGGAATTTTTGCAACTGTAAAATTAATTGATGAAATAATTAAGGCAATAGGTGCATTAGCAACAAGAGTACAAAATTTTATTAAAAGTGTTGTAGATAATATACCTCCATTTATGTTAAGGCTTTTAGGTGGTACTGGTAATGCACTTAAAAATGTAGGTTCTGGTCTATTAGATAGTTATAAAGGTGTAATGGGTACTTTTTTTGGTGAAGATTTTGTTAGTGGTTTTGAAGAACGATTTAAAGAAAATTTTGAAAGTATACAGGAATTATTTAGTACAGATACAAATGCACCAGAAAGTTATTTTAGAAAAATAGAAGAAAGTGCTACAGGTGCTAGTGAAGCTATAGAAAAAGGTTTTGGTCAGACAATGAGAGATAAATTAAAAGCATTTAATGATAGTTTAAAAACAGTACAGGAATCAATGGCAGATGTTGTAATTAAAGGAATAAAAGGTATGGAAGATGCTTTAGTTGATTTTGTAATGACAGGAAAATTAAGTTTTAAAGATTTAGCAAATTCTATTATTAGAGATATGGTGCGTATGCAAATACAACAATCAATAACAAAACCATTAAGTAATTTCATTGGTGGATTATTTGGCAATGCTGATGGTAATGCTTTTGTTAATGGTCAGGTTCAGAAATATGCCTATGGAGGAATTGTAAAACGTCCAACTCTATTTCCTATGGCAAATGGTATGGGTTTAATGGGTGAAGCAGGTGCAGAAGCTATCTTACCTTTAAGAAGAGGTAGTAATGGTAGATTAGGTGTTGAATCTAATGGTGGCGGTTCTACTGTTATAAATGTTTCTGTTGATGCATCTGGTTCTAATGTGCAAGGGAATACACAGCAGGCTAATGCTTTTGGTACTGCATTAGCAACTGCAATACAGACTGA